AGTATGGCAAGCGTTCCAAACAGGATGTAAAATCCCCACCTCGCTATTTGAGCGAGTTTCCAGTAATTTGTTTTCATACATCAATGATTAATTGGCAAAAGCCGTTTACTTGTCTTTGAAATAGCGAGTTGGATTTATATTGTAAACATCCTCCGATAACCCTTTATCTGGAGTGCCTTGCCGTGTTAATAATTCATTTAGTAATCGTATGGATCCAGAGCGCATTTATACAAGTCTTCCAACCTGTATTCGATTTTGCCTGGCCGTTTGTAACGCTGTAAAGTACCTTCTGATACCCATCGTTCCACATTCTGCCGTCCAAAGCGGATATGTGCTTCCTTTTGTCCGATAAACTCTCTGGTACCGGCTTGTATCTTGGTGATTTGCCAAGCGAGGTATTCAAGTTCGATTTTCCGAAAAGAAGGAATGTTTGGATAGGTTGTGTCGGTCTGCATGATTATTCGCTTTTAAAAAGATTCTTTTCGTTTGCATATCGCATAAACTCCGCCATAGAGTGTATCGAGAGTTTTCGGAACACGTTCTTCCGATGATTCTTTACGGTGTGGGACGATATAAAAAGCGCTTCCGCAATCTCTTCGTCTTTCTTGCCATAGTAGCAAAGCTCCATTACCCGAAGTTGACAATCTGAAAGTGTACTGTTGAACTTCGGTTCACAGATTTTCTTGAAGCCATCGCATTCCCCACGCAGCGGACAACCGACAAATTCAAACTTGAAGTTCCAGTTCTCATCAATATCGATCATATTGTCATACAACCCGAAGTTGCATTTGATAAATCGGCGTACAGCCAAGAAATCCCGATAGCATTTATTTCCATCGTAACGGGCGTAATATTTACGGAGTGCCGTGTAAGCTTCCGGATAAAACTCTTCCAGCACCTCTAGAAAACGCTGAATAAAGTCGGTATCCGATTCCTTTAACTGGCGCTCCGGCTGTCCCTGTTCTTTGATGATTACTTCACCGGATGGAGTGGTATAGAATTCTATTGCATGCATGATTCTCCCTCCGGAAAAAGAATTTCTATAGGTGCGCCTAATTCTTTAGATATAGCCTTTTTGCAAAGCTTATCGGGGCTGAATGTGCCTCTTAACCAATTGTAAACAGTTTGTTCGGTACGCTCTGTTGCATTAGCAATCCGGCGAACGAACTCCTGCTTGGGCGTTGGGATTTTATCAAGTGCTTCGTATCTGTCTTTGAAAGACAGCTCACTTGCTCCATGACTTTGTAGGGTTAATTTTTCCATTTTTTACCTCCTTACATTATTATATATATACTAATTTCTTTACCTTTGATGTTGTATTAATTATTACAGGTGCAAATATATACTATAATATTTTAGTATATGTGGTTTTATGCTAAAATATTATAGTAATTAAGAGTATTTAAGATTTATGACAAATAAGATATCTTTGGCTATTTCTGGACTATCGCTGATTATCAGTCTGATTTCTGTATCATGTGTGCTTTTGCGCTGTGAACCAATGACTGTGGATTGGATGGGTGTATTGGTCGGTGTTTTGTCTTTGTTGGTAGCATCTCTTGCGGTATTTTTTGCGGTTAGTTATTTGACAGTTGAGAAAAGGATAAGGAGTGCTTTTGAATTAAAAATGAAAGAGTCTTTTGAAGACTTTGAAACCAAAACAGTTAAAGGTATAATTAGTGAACAACATAAGATAATAGACATGCTAAGAGATTATTTTCTTGCAAAGAAAGATCTTAGCTCCTATGTAACATCTCTTATCTATAGTTTAGATATGGCGGTTAGAGTTAACCAACAAGATACAATAGATTTAGTTATAGGTTGTCTTATTGATGTATACTCAGAAGTTAATGTGGCTAAAACATTGAATATAAAACAACATAATATTGATAAGCTGTTTTTATTACTTGATGATCTATCTGGAAGGAATACTCATATTTTGTTGAGCAAGCTTGAGTTCGTTTATGATCGTCCTTGCGGTGATACGCCCAAGACGTAATCCATCATTGAAGGACTTGATGTCTTTTTCTATATACTTGTAATATTCATGTAGAAAGATGGTATCACAAGCTGTTCTAACTTCTTGTGGAAGTCCAGATGATTGTCTGATATAATCTTTGTTTGTCATAATGGCAAGTATTAAATGTTTTCGCAAATATACTAAAATATTAAAGTATGCAATTATGTAAAGCTGAAATAGTGCAGAAAGCGATAGAGCTGATTTCTAATTCAACCTTATCAAATTATAAGATTGCTAAAGATACGGGTATAACGGAAGCTTCTATAGGAAATTATAGAAACGGAAATACAAGACCGACTTTGGCGAATGCTAATATCATAATAGATTATTTCAATAAAAAGGAATTGGAATTGTCTGGTTCTAACTTAGTTATTAATACCGAAACAGAATATAAAGAAGCTATGGAGAAAGGATTAAAGTTATTGCCAGAGGTTGATTTCAAGTTCTCAGGCGGAAATGCAGAGTTGTTAGGAAGTACAGACTCTGTAAAGCGATATTGGTATTTACCTGATTGTAAAGATTGCGAAGCAATTGCCCAAGTCGCAGGTAATTCGATGGCTCCGGCCTATCCATCCGGTTGCTGGATTGCTTTGAAACGTTTCAGCTTTGAGAAAGAGTTCCCTAATCAAATTCCGTTTGGGAATGTATTCGGAATTGTTGTCGAAGATAAGCAGACCGGAGATTATCATGGTCATATTAAGATCTTGCGTCGCTATAGTGATCCCTCTTTGGCCAAGCGATTTTGGATAGCCCGGTCTGTAGATCGGGAGAACCATGATGATTTTGATATCGATATTGAACAGGTGCGTGGTTTGTGGATTGTGAAGCAGCATGTGGTTGCGGATGTAATATTGTAGACTTATCCTTTCACAAGGAAATAGTAAACATAATAACTGTGATCGCAGAGGTAATATTGCTACGGCGTTGGGGTTGTTTAAATAAAAAAGAGTTATGGAGATACATCATTATACATCAATTGAGAATTTAGCTCTCATATTGAAAAATAAAACGATACGTTTTACAAGACTTGATAAGGTTGATGATAGCGAAGAAGCAGGATTATCCTGTAAAAATATCCAACTTAGTTATTATACTTTCGTGTCATGTTGGACCGATAGTGAAGAGGAAAGTATTCCTTTATGGAAAATGTATGCTGGTAAAGAGATGCACGGAATAAGAATTAGCCTAGATAGTGATATGTTCTTAAAGTATCATATTCCTAGTGGAAGGTTTTATGGAGTTGATGTATATTCGAAGAATGAAAAAAGTTCAATACTGCCGATTGAAAAGATAGTAACGAAAGATTACTTAGTAGTTCCTTCATTTAATGATTCGGAAATGTTCTTTAAGAAAATATTATATGTGGATAATCCATTTTCTGAAATGAGAGATGTTGTGCAAATACAAGATATGGGAAATGGGGAAGGAGCAATGAAAATGAATCTAAAAAAGATAGGCTTATATAAACGAAAATGTTGGGCTTTTCAAAAAGAACATCGTTTCACATTGACTATTTTACCTAATATTTGGGGAGATATAGACATAAACCAGATGCCAAAACGGATTATGCAGGCTGTATATGATAGAATCCCTCCCAAGCTTTCTTTTTTTGATTTAGAAATAAATCCTGAATTATTATCAAAAATGAAAATAACACTTAGCCCTATCTGTTCGGAGGCAGAAAAGGTGATAGTTGAGTCTATAGTTCAGAAATTTGCACCTAAAGCCATAATTAGAGAAAGTATGCTTAAGGGCTTAATTAATAGATGATTATTCCTTTAAGTAAATAATTTTCTCTATTTCATCATAATGGTATTTGAGTGATAAATAATATGAATGATGAAATAAGTAACGATAGTAAGCTTCATTAGCAAAAAATCCTCTCATTAATAAATTGAAACTAAGCGAGTTTACTAAAATTGATTTTCTGGAATCTATTAATGTACAGATGAGAGTTTGATAATGATCATCTATTGCATTAAAGCAATCATATAAGATACAATTTTTTGTCATAACTTTTAATTTAAAATATAAATAGATGGAAGATAAAGACAAAATAATAGCCTCACTCCGGAAGCAGCTCAAGGAAGCTGTTAGCCGGTGTAATGCCTTAGAGCAAGAAAATGCTCTATTGTCATATCAACTTGAAAAGATGGAGGAAAGATGTCCGGAATCACATTAAAGATAGACAAAGGTCAATCTTCCGCTTTCTCCGAGATTATGGGATTGCTCCAGTCTTTTCCTGGATTAAAGGAATGCAAGAAACATTATTCGGTAAAGCTGACGGAAGAAGAGGTTTTCCGGTTCCGGAATGAACTGGATCAGATTATGCAACTATTGCCGCAATTGAGGGAAAAGGAGTGGTTCGATATTCCGGCTTACGGGACGGATGAATGGGCTAACTGGATGATAGATTTACACAGAAAAAATATGTAACTTTGGAGGGTGGTTTACAAATAGTTTACAGTCATATATGTAAATGATTAGAAATTAATAGATTAAAATATATGTCAGACAGTATTGTTATTATTCCCACGTATAACGAAAAGGAGAATATAGAAAATATTATTCGGGTTGTATTTGGGTTGGAGAAAGAATTTCATATTTTGATTATAGATGATGGATCGCCCGATGGTACGGCAGGTATTGTAAAACGGCTGCAAAAAGAGTTCCCCGAACGCCTTTTCATGGTGGAACGTAAAGGTAAGTTAGGATTGGGTACGGCTTATATCTGCGGATTTAAATGGGCAATAGAACATAAATATGATTTTATATTCGAAATGGATGCAGACTTCAGTCATAACCCGAATGATCTTCCCAAATTATATGCGGCCTGTATGGAACAGGGTGGTGATGTCGCAGTCGGTTCCCGCTACTGTAACGGTGTGAATGTCGTGAACTGGCCATTGGGACGTGTGTTGATGTCCTATTATGCTTCCGTATATGTTCGTTTTGTTACTGGAATGAAAGTACAGGATACGACAGCCGGTTTCAAATGCTATCGTCGTGAGGTGCTTGAGACGATCGATTTGGATCGTATCCATTTCAAAGGATATGCGTTCCAGATAGAAATGAAGTTTACGGCATATAAGTGTGGTTATAAAATCGTTGAAGTCCCCATTATTTTTATCAATCGTGTATTAGGCACTTCCAAGATGAACTCCTCTATCTTCGGGGAAGCACTGTTTGGCGTATTGAAATTGAAATGGTGGAGTCTGTTTCGTAAATATCCCCAAAAAGGGAATCGGAAAGCGATTGCCGGATAATGCCATTATTGTAAAAAGCAATAAAAAGGGATATTCAGTAAATGTCTCCACATAATACCATGGCATATGAAGATGATAGAGTATAATCACTTCATATGCCATTATTATTGTCATTTTTCTGTATATTCTCATATACTCTTATCGGGCAAGACATGAAGTTCCAGAAGAAGTCTTCTGACCTCTTCTGATTCTATCTGTAAATTCATGTCATGCAGCTTTCCCCGTTCTGTCCCTGATCTTGTCAATCATCAGTATGGCATTTGCCGTATGTATTCCGAAGAAAATCAACAGGATTTCCGTCTTCCTGTTCCTGGCCTTTATTTTTGAGAGCGAGTAATGTTGCTTTTGAGTGCCGAAGCTTCCTTCAAGCCGGGTGGCCCTTTCTTTTGAGAGTTCGCTTCTAAGCACCTTCCTCAAAGGCTCATCTTGGGCCGCCCTTCCCTTGCGCACAAAGGATGTGGATATCCCATATTTTGTACAGAACTTTCTGTTGGCATTATTGGCATATATGGAATCGGCAGCCACACATCTTACCCTTACATTCATCAGCTTCTGCTGCATACGGAGAAAGACGTTTCTGGTAATCCTGTGTATATCGGAGAAGCACCGTACTCGCTATGGATCCCATCCCTTTGACTGAGGAGTTTTTCAAGAAGCTTGATCATACGGCGCTTAAGCATTCTTGTCCTTGAAGCTCTCCTCTTTCTTTTCTTGCAGTAGGACAGATAGGATTCCGCCACATTCCTGTATTTGTTGCGCGGACGCCTTATGCCCAGAGATCCCTGCAATGCCGGCATATATGCCTGTAGAGCCATTCGATGCTTTCCTAAAGGAGTTTGTTTATTATTCTTGATTTGACACTTTCAAGGAAAAATAGAAGGTGGTGCCTTTCCCTTCTTCGGAATCAAACCAGAGCTTGCCACCGAGTTGTTCGACAAAGTCTTTACACAGCATTAATCCCAAGCCAGATCCCTTTTCGTTATTTGTCCCATAAGAAGTAAAATGAGTGTTTGACCTCAATAGCTTACCCTGGTCTTCTTTTTTGATCCCTTTACCTGAATCTTTTACACTGACAACGACAAAATCCCCGTCTGTTTTGGTTGATACTGTAATCAAACCTTTTTCGTAGCTGAACTTGACTGCGTTGGAAATCAGGTTACGGACGATAGTTTTTACCATATCGATGTCTGTCGATCCCATCAGTTCTTTATCCAGACCTTCAAGCATGATGGATATGCCTTTCTGGGTAGCCATTGGAATAAATATCTCGGCAGTGCTGTTGACTATGCTGTTGATGTCGACTTGTTGTCTGTAAATGTTCTGTTTGTTCAGGCGATTCTTTGCCCACTTCAAGAGGTTGTCGAGAAGCTGGAATATCTCTTCCGATGTCTTGTTCATCATCTGAAGCATTTCGTATACCTCATCGCTAACCTGATTCTTATCGACCATCATCAGGATGGCGTTATTCATCATCTTCAAAGAACCAAGCGGAGAGCGTAAATCGTGTGCAATAACGGAATAGAGCGTGTCGCGGGATTCGATCGTATTTTCAAGTTCTTGCTTGATACGCTTGATACTGAACAGTTCGTAACGGTGGGCGACACGTTTCACCAATTCTTCCCGTTGGAAAGGTTTTGTTACATATTCTGTTGCTCCCAACTGATAACCTTTTACGATACTTTGCATATCGCTCAAAGCTGACATGATAATGACGGGGATGTTGTTGGTTTCCGGATTGCTTTTCAAATGCTGCAGTACCTCGTATCCGTCCATCTCTGGCATCATAATATCAAGCAGAATAAGATTGGGATGCCTTTCTTGGGCAATGCGTAGCGCTTTAGCTCCGCTATCTGTCGTCAGTAGCGTATAACCTTCTTTTTTTAGTATCGCTTGCACAAGCATAACGTTAGTTGGCACATCGTCCACCACTAATACAGTATATTGTGATGCTAAGTTTTCCATTTGATTCTGTACTTTTCTTGATATTCAAATACTATCAATGATACAAATGTATTTAATTCTGTCGACATAATCGTCTTTTCCCCTAAAATAAATTCCATTTCTGAAGAATAATTCTTTTATATATTAAATGTGTCCAACTAAAACGCTTGATATAGGATGAGATGGGGCTTTTTATTAAAATTATTATTTAAGTTTGCACCATGAAATCGAATTTAGTTCTTTTAGCGCTCATATTAGCCAGCTGTCAGCCGGAAATGCCTGTAACCTCCTCTATTCTGGTAAAGGGAGATGGTTTGACAGTCCCTGTTAACAAGGAACTGTATGGTTTGACCATTGAGGAAATCAACCATGCGGTGGATGGCGGTATTTATGCGGAACTTATACAAAACCGGAGCTTTGAAGATGGAGTTCCTCCCTTGAATTGCCCGTACGACCCTGTCCGCCGGGTTCTGACTACCCCGAATGGATGGACTATTCCTTTCCTGCGTTCTGATTCGGTACCGGGATGGCGTTGCTTTTCTGCGACGTCTTATATGTATCCCGATACTAAGGAATTGATTAATGACAAGAACCGGCGTTCTCTGCTGGTTTCGGTGTCTGCTTCAGCCGAATCAGGAAAAGGAGGTGTCATTGCCGAAGGATATGGAGGAATACCGCTTCGGAAAGGTGAGAAATATGATTTGTCTTTTTATATGAAAGGAGCCTCTATGGCTTCGAAGACCGTAAGTCTGACTTTGGCCGATTCTACTGGAAAAACGGCCCTAAGCGAAGTTTTTCGGGTAGCACCAGCTTATGAGTGGAGGAAGTACAAGCACACTTTTACCGCAACCTCGAATACGAATAAAGCCGTGTTGACGATAACGACTGACAGTTCGGCTGTTTTCTGGCTGGATGTTGTTTCTCTGTTTCCGCAAAATACATGGAAAGGCCGTCCGAATGGATTACGTCCGGAACTGATGGAACTGATTGCAGCATTGAAACCTGCTTTCATTCGCTTCCCCGGTGGAAGTTTTGTAGAAGGGTATACGGCGGGAACCTATCCGGTCTGGCGTGAAACCGTAGGAGAGATTGCCGAACGCAAACATTTTTGGAATGTGTGGGCATACGGTACGACGAACGGCATCGGCTATCATGAATATCTCCAGATGTGTGAAGATTTGGATGCTGAACCGGTCTATGTCATTAATAGCGGTGTGACCAATCAAAGTCGTCGTCCGCGTTATGAAGACATAACGGCAATGGGGAAACTAGTACAAGATGCCTTGGATGCCATCGCTTATGCTAATGAACCGGCCGATTCCATTCTGGGAACTTTGCGAGCTAGTCACGGACATCCGGAACCTTTTGATTTGAAGTATGTGGAGATCGGCAGTGAAAATTACGGACTAGAATATACGAAGCGTTTCGAGTTGTTTAAAAAAGCGATCCAAGAGGCTTATCCGGAGGTTATGGTGATAAGCAGTTCCGACATAAGAGGAAAGAACAGAAATGAATGGTCAGATACTCATTTTTATTCGAGCGAATCATTTTTGATCTCTAATCACAACCGTTTTGTTGCCGGACAGTATACGCGCCGGATGCCTCCTGTCTTTATCGGAGAGTTCGGCTTGTCCGGTGGGGCAGCTCCCGGAAGTTTGCGGGCGGCTATTGGGGAGGCTTGCTTTCTTGCAGGGGTAGAAAACGGACAGGAGATTGTGAGGTGTTTGGCTTATGCCCCTGTTTTGGGAAATACAAAATACAAAATAGAACGTTATCCGGTCATCTTTTTTGACGGTGAACAGATTGCTCTTTCTCCTTCTTACTATCTGTTGCAAATGTTTAGCAGCAATAGGGGAGACGAAGTGCTGAAGACCGAAGTCCGCACCTATCAGAAACCCCAGGTGACCTTCGGACGCGCCGGTATCGAAATGTTCGATAACAGCTATGAATTCAAGGAGGTGAAAATAGACAATTCGCCGGTTACGGAAGGGGCTGTCATGACCGGAGGCTGGACGGTCGGACAGGGTACGTTGACGCCGGTTGCAAACAGGTGGAACTATATCCTTTTAGGCGATCCGTCTGCCTATGACTATACGTTCTCGGCGGATATCAGGCGGACGAAGGGGAGCGGGCAAGTCCAATTCCGTGTGCGTGACAACGGGCTGTTTGGAGAACGAAATGACTATATCGGGTTGACGATTGGTTCTGGTGTTGTAGAGTTCTATCGCCAGGCGGGAGGTGTGAGGGATACGTTACGTACACCTGTTCTTTATCCGTTCCAAAGTAATCGTTGGTATAACGTGAAGATCGCTTGCAAAGGCGAACAAATCGGTTGTTTTGTGAATGACACGCTGGTTCATGAGACGATACTTCCCGGCATACCTTCATTGGTTTCTACTGCGGCGTTGGATAAGGAGGCTCATACGATTATACTGAAGGTGATCAATACGACTCAGCACGAAGAGAAGACGGAGTTGAACCTGCAAGGCGTCAGTGTCAAAAATACGGCGGAAATTATTCAGCTCACAGGAGATCCCGAAGCGCGTAACACTTACGACCACCCCAGCGTGGTCGTACCGGAGACAAAAGAAATATCCTTCTCGTTGAGCGGTCCCAAAGTGTACAATTTTCCTCCTAACTCGATTACGATAATGAAATTGAAGATCGACTGACAGGGCGACTGGCATCGGATTCAAAACCGATGCCGGTCGCGCGTCCAACCGATGCCGATCCATTGACTGCCGGATGCCTGCCGGATGAAATAAAAACGAAGGTGTCTGAAAAGGATGCCTTCTTTTTTTGTTATGCTGCCCGTTTATTATCCATTTTTATTTTTAAAATATCTTTGGTCTTCTCAATTATTACTTTTCGAGAAGTAATCCTACAGAAATAAGTAAAAAACAAAAGAAGGTGTCTGAAAAGGCAGCCTTCTTTTTTTGTTATGCAGCCCGTTTATTATCCATTTTTATATTTAAAATATCTTTGGTCTTCTCAATTATTACTTTTC